TCGTATAATTGACCGGGGTCCGCCTTTTCTTCATCGCTAAAAATAAGGTCGGTATAGAAATAAACGATATAAATATTAAAATATATTTCAAGTTTAATTTCATTTATAACTCCATTTTCTCTTGAGTTCTGAAGTGCAATTTGAACTAAATCATTTTTATCACGGACTGGAAGATATTGAAATACATTAATATCTTGTCCTTGAATTGAAATAGTTTCAGTTTGGTCTTTTACTTTTAAATTTAAATCTTTGTATAACATATGTCATGCCTCCTTTTTAACTCTTATTTTTATTATAACATAAATTTTTTAATTTGTCAAAGAGATATTTTCTTCTTAATCGTATTATATTTTTTACCCTGTTTTTTCTACATAATTTTTATATCTTTAAAACCCGCCTATTTTAAAATTCTTTTTATTTGTGCTTGACCGGTTTCTTCGGCACCTAACCAAATGTTTTCATTAATTTCATTACTTAATTGTGTTTGAGTAAAAATTTTCTATAAATCTTTCTCATCTATTTCTTTATAATTCTCTAATAAATTAAGTATTCCATATAAACTATTAATAATAGTATCTATATTACTAACAATTGAAGCTTTAGTTGTTTTAACTTGAGAATAAATTGTATCTGGGCCTGTAAAGAAAGGATCTGAACCTGAACTCATTCGATATAAAAGCCATCGCATACCCTAAGATTCTATATCATTCCATTCTGTTGCTAAATCATGAGGAAAAGACTACCAGTGTCTTTCAAAAGTCTATGCTAAAACTCCTTTGTTAATCTTCCAGCCTGTTCCCCCATCTCGTTCCCAATTTACAAATGGTTTAATAAAATTTTGAAAATGCTATGAAACTCTTCTATTATATTCATTATCTTTCTATTTTATTTTAAGACCTTCTTCTCGAATTCTTAATGATAAAGTTGCCCCCTTTTCTTCGGCGGTTCTATCTAAATATAAATTTTCTACTCCTATATCGCCATCTAATCGAGAGTATTCATATTTTCCTCCCTCTAACTATTCTATAAATACTAATGACAATTTTACTTCTACTGTTAAAATTTTTAATTCTGTTAAAATTTTTGAAATCTCTTTATAAGCATTAAAAACAGCTTCAATAAAACCTTTTTCTTTGTTCTCATTCTAAGGTCTCTCTACATGATAATAAGTTTCTTTTCCTGTTACTATTCTCCATCTTGTCTTATTACTTCTAGTCATTTTTTGTATTTCACTTTGTTTATTTATTTCTTCTATTAAATTTTTTATTCTTTTTTTATAATTTTCTATTTCTCCTGTTTTAGCAGCTTCATCTAATAATTCTTTTATATTTTTTTTTAATGGCTATGTTACAAATTGACTTAAAGATTCTGCCATTTCCAACCACCTCCACAAACACAAAAAAAGGGAAGGAAATATTCATTTCCTTCCCATTTAATTCATTTCATTCATCAAATACCAGTAGGTTGATTAATATCACTATCTCCCTTTAACGGATCAGCATGTTCTCTAGCATCATTGCTTAACATTACGCTATGTCCTTCAGAAGTAGCCGCATTACTATCTTCAACAACCTGAATTACACAAAGAACTTCCTTAGACTTATCAAAATAAGTATATCCAGGGAAAGCATCCATTGTGAAATCAAATGTAGAAGGATCGCCAGTACCAGACATTGAAATTGTAAATCCAGACTGAACTTTAACATTAGGGAATGTTAAGTTAGCAGGCATATCAATACCAGTAGCCTGTGCTCTGAATAATGTATCAGCTTCAACATAGTAATAACCGGCAAAATCAGCAGCTGTAATCTGGATTTCAGAAACAGTCTCCGCTTTTTTAATTACATAATAATCTACCATTACGTTCATACTAGTTGTAATGGCATCTCCTGTATTATTTTTCTTAGGAGTAGGAATTGTTAAAATACCATTACCATTATTATCATAAGCAAAAGTCATATCAGCAGCAGATGTAATTATATCACCAGTAATAGAACCATCATCTTCTGTTACGATAATAAAGATAGGAGCATCTGTACCAGCATCAACAGTAATTTGATTAGCACCTGTAACAGGACCAAAAGTTCTTAAAGCATCTGTTAAATCAATAACACCACTACCACTGCCATCAATAGTCATAGTTGCTCTAGTTGTAGCATGAACATGAACATTCTTTCCAGCTTCTTTAACAAGTCCAGCACCAGAAAGCATAGCAAGAGAAACAGGAGAAATAAGAGCATCAGTTAAAGTGAAAGTAAGAGTCTTATCACCTTCCCATGCTATTAATCTAGCATTACCTCTACCACCTTGCGCATACACTGTGCTAGAAGCCTGTTCCATTGAAGATGCTGTTGCTGTATCAATATAAAGGACTGGTTGACCAACGTGGAATTTATTTGTACCAATTGTAGTTTCCTGTTTTGCACGGAACACAATATTCGCACATTCTCTTACACCAAATTTCATTGTGTGTATCCTCCTTATAGTTTTTCATCTAAATCACCCATCCAGCTCGGGACGGATTCAACATCTTTAGCTCCAGCTAATTTTAAACGGAAAACTGTTTCAAAGTCCTCTTGCATTTTAAAACGCCGAAACTAATCTACCAATTGATATAAAGAATAATTCATTAACTAATTCATATCTTTTTGTAAGCCAACTGCTAAAATAGAAGTATAACGATACAGAACTTCAATTGAAGTTTTATCACTTTTACCTTTTAATTTAGCTAATTTAGCTTGTCTTTCTTGAAACTTCTTTACTAAAGCTCTCGCTTGAGGACCACCAGGATTATAACCACCTTGTCCATCCTCCCCTTGTATATACTTCAAACAAAACATTTCTGACACAATATTTTTAAAACCCTAGAAATTTTCTTTCGTTAAAGAATGTTCCTAAAAACCTTCCTAGGTTTTCCGTGAAAGTAATATACTGGTAGGAAGAAAAACAACTTTATAATCTGGTAATATTAAAAGAAAAATTTCTTGCAAGCAAATTTTTACTTCTTGAACTGATAAATCATTATTCCTTAATATTGTCATTAATACTTCAAAATCTGAAACTTTTTCTAAATTAATTTTGTCCTTTGTTTCAAGACTATTTTTAGAAAAATTCAAATATTGACATCCTTTAAAAAAATTATTCTCCCCAATATAAGAAATCTATTTTATACTAGGCTGATGAAGAATTAACTATGCTGCTTCGTAAGGTATATCTCGTTTAGATAATAAAGCAATTTTCTCAATCAACCTATTCTTCTCCCAAATCTTCTGTAAAATGCTATCCCAAATAAGATAGCGTATACATTGAAATGTCCTCATTTAAAACTACAAGATTACATCCTAAGAATTTATAATAACCAATACCAGTTAATTTAATTCTTGACGGCAATGTTTTAGAAGAATCTTTAGTTTCATCAGAAAGACTATTTAAAATACCATCGATATACCCGCATATCATTAAAGGACGAACTTTTAATTCATTTAATACCCATGCATCATTATAACAAACAATATCCATATTAATTATATAATCTCGATACTGTGAAGAACGTCTATTTTGAGAAAAATTATCTTGAGTTATAATAATATAACTTTTAATTTCTTCATGTGTTCCACGAGCAATTTTAGGATTCAATCGAATATATCCCTCTTCAATCATCCTCTTTACTGTATATTTATCAACAATAGCATTGTACTCTTCATCCTTTGCTGGATCTAAACAATCGGGAGAATTAATTATTAATAACCGTTTCAATATATTGCTATAAGGACGGTTCTTTATAAAAAGTGTTTCTAAAAATTTATTAATGTCCTATGGACAAGAGAAAAAGGGAGAAAATATCTTTTTCGTTGAAATTAAATCAAAACGCATAACAAACTCCTTTTATCTCATAGAGGCTCAATAGGAACTTGAATAGAAGTCTATCCATATTTTACTATAAAACCTTCTTTATTTGCTTTTTTACTAATAACCTCAAGTTTTAAAGTATCTTCAGTATAATCTAAGACTTTAACAAGAGAATCATCAGATATATACCAATCTTGCGGCTATTCATAATTTTTAGCTTTGTATATTAATATATCGTAAGGATGTGCGGCGGTCGGTCCATCAATTCTAGCCTAGGTATGTTCTGCATCATAGGCTACCTCCGCCTAGATCTGAGCGGCTTCCGCATCTTTAACTTCTTTAACGAACTGATCCGCAGAAGTATAAGTTTCTTTTAACGCCACTCTTATAATACCCGAACTAAAATCTCCCGTTTTACTTGTGCTATAATTTTCATTATAAGCTTGAACTTCCCAAGGTTTCCCATTAATTATTATTCTATCAAAACGCTGGAAATACGCTAAAGTATCTTCATCTTTTGTTATGTATAATAATTTAGTATAATTCATATCATTCCAAACAACTCCTCGTTTTGTATTCCAAAGAGCTGTTGTTTCATTTGGACCCGTCATCCATCCTCTGTAACTAACTGTATTTTCATTACCATCTTCGTCTATAACAATAATCTAAATCTACTCATCAGCTTTACGAATTTCCGCTCTAAAATAAGCAGTTTCTTCAGAGTATTGCATATAGACAATCCAATATGTGTCTGGTGTCCATTCTTCTTTATTACCATGAACCCATTTAAAGACAGTTCCATTATGAAAATCAGTATCTATCTATTCTTCACTATCTTCCGGTGCTTCCTTAAAGGGGATCGAAAGGATCTTATCTTCATAATCCACTTTTAATTTATCATGATTAATCAGAGCTTTAAACATAGGAGCGGTGGAAGTAAGAGAATCAACGATCTCCTCTAAGCTTTGAATATACCTAGCTGAATATTTATTATCTATAACAGCTAAACTTGTATACTAATTTTCTAATGTCTTTAAAATATTATTTTGATTATCACTTAACTCTTGATTATCTTGAAGTAAAGTAATAATAGAAATAATATTATTTGCTAAACTATCTTTTTTAACATCATATTTCTGAACGATTGCTCTTTGATAAGATGCTAATAAAGCTTTTTTCAAACTTCTTAGTTTATCCTATCTCATTCTCGTCCACTGGTCTTCACCGCCAAAAACACTTAATCGTTTACTCATTTTATCTAAACCGGAACCGAAATCATATGAATGGCTAGGATTTTTATTTAAATCGGCCCGATACCGTTTCCGCATATTATCTCTAGCAGACATGACTTTTTAACTCACTTAGTAAACTTAGAAGTTCTAATATAGTTCTTCGATAAGTAACCATATCGAACTCACTAGCTAAACTAAGTAATCCTTTCATTTTACATAATATAGAAAAGAATAATTCTTCCTAGCCATCTATTAAACTAGCCATTCCCGCCAGTTCTTCAATTAAAGTTTCTAATGGTTTTTCCCAATTTTTTCCTTCTTCTCTTAAAGGAAGTAATTTATAAACTTGATTTATAATTCTTTTTAAATTATTATCTATTGCGCTCTTGCTAATAGAAATACCTAAAGTTAAAACCACTTGTTCCATTCGCCAGTTCCTCCTCTAGGTTGTTTCTCCATTATAGAGCTAATTGTTGATTTATAAATTCCACTTTCAGGATCTCTCTTACGTCTTTTATATAGTCTCTGTAAGTGGAATCCCTCTCTCTCGTAATCTTTCTTTAATTGTAGAATTTTTTGCATATGGTTAGCCTGAGAAGTGAATTTAAAATCACTCCCGCTATATTTCATACGAGTATTTTCAATAGTAGCTAATTGCTGCCCTAACCATTCTACAATCATATAAGTTGCAATTATATTTACTTCCTATTGAGTTAATTTATTTACAAAGCATTGTGTTGTAAATGGTTCTCCTATTTCATCAAATTCCCCTTCTATTGGCATTTCTTCGTACTAAAGATTCTGTCTTGGAAATTCAAATTTAGGTAAAGCAGAAATTAAAAGTTCCTATAAAATCTTATCAGTATCCTAAGGAGTTAGTTCCATATACATATCATCTGTAATTTTTGAAAGAAAACTGTCATAAACAACAGAGAAAGGTGTACAATTCATCTCATCCATCATACACCTCCTAAATTTTATTCAGATTTAATTACGCGACGAACCTTTTTACCTTCATCTTCAGTTTTCTTTACCGCAGCACGTCTCTTAGGGGCTTCGGTTTTTTCTGTAGGTAATTCAGTTTCTTTTTTAATTTCAATAGCATTAGTAACATTAAAATGAAGTTTTTCTAAAATAGCTTCTCGTTTAGCTACATCATTTAAAGGAAGCTCAACTGCAATAACCTTAACTAAATCTGTAACTCCTTCTGGAGCAAAATCTAAACAATCTAATAACTCATCTAATGTTCCTTCTTGGAGTAATTTTTTAATATCTTCTGGAGTATAATTATACTCAGGTTCTACCTCTCCAAGTAATGCGGCGACCGCTTCATCATCCTATATAACTAGACTATCCCTCAATAAGGCCATGCCGCCTGGTAAATAAGACAGCTTTTTTAACTCATCGAAAGGAACCTCTTTTACTTCTTTTGGCTGAAATACTCTACGCAATCCATTTAATTCTGGAATCTTATAAAGAACAGCGCCGCTATCTCTATTTCTTACTTTTACTAATGTATCTTTATTCATTTTTAACTCCTTTTATATCCTAATAAAAAAAAGGACTTAAACACTATAATAACCATATAATATTTAAGTCCTTTTCACTCTTATCTTATAGTGTTATATTAACTATAAATTAATTACTTGTCCAATCGGTAGCTTTATTAGTCTTACTTAAAGTAGTATTCTTAAATACGCAAATACCAGGATTTACATTATAAACTGCAACCCCCATCTTCTTATAAGTCTGGATTTCTCTTGACCAATCGTCATTCTCACGCTCTCTAACTGCTGCTGCCCCTTCAAATGCAATTTTAACAGGCTTCTCAGCGCCAGTAGGAATAATCCAAGCATAACGAGGGTCCATAACTTTAACTAAATTATTAGCATCCTCAAAGCTTTGAGGGAGAATAACCATTGTATGTCCCTTATAATTACCGAAAGTACCATTATTCCAAAGATCTTCTTTCATTCTATCAGAAAGAGCATTATAATTAATACCACTCTTATCTGTTGGATGCATAGTTGCTGCAAATTCATAAGTGCAATAAATTGTACTCTTGCCATATACATCAGCAGTAGCAATTAAGCGGTCAAACTCAGCTTCGTCCCAAGTGCTACCACTAACCTTATTAACAGCAGGAATATTAGCACCTTCCGCCATAGTAATAAGAGCTTTCGCGATTTCCTTATAAACTACTTCATCAAGACCTTCAAGAACTAAATTATACACATCAGCCATTGTAATACGACCATCAAGGAATTCCTCGAAGCCGATTTCAGCTGCTCCGCCGTATGCAGCCATATTGACTTCCATTGTGGATCCATCAAGCTTGAATGTCTCATATCTACCAGCAAGACCTACTCTTGTTACAAAGCTCTTAGCGCGCTTCTTAGAGTATTCGCTGATTCTTACACGGAATACAGGCTTGTCGCCCTGTGCATAAGTCTTAATCTCTGCAAACTGACCATAATTCTGCATAACCTTTGCAGGAAGAATTTCATCAAGACCTTCTTCAATCAGTCTGAAAATTGTATTTTTATTCTCACGGTACAGTGCATATGTACCAGCAAGTTCATTCATTTCTTTTTGAAAAACTTCATTAAGAGCTTCAAATGTTAATTTCTTATCGCCCCAAGCGAACGCAGTTGAAGGATTTAATGAAGCACGTGCAGTAGCCTTAGCTAATGCTAAAAGTTGATTTCTATCTAAAGCCATCGTTCATTTCCTCCTTAATCATTTAATTCTTTGAAGCTTTACTGCATACTGTCTATCAGGTAAAGTATATTCCGCATTAGGATTCTCAATTTGAGTAAAATGAGGAATAACCTGGAAAACAATTCCTGTTGCAGGAACATCAGGGTCATTACTTCCCTTTGTATATTTCTTTAACCAACCATCTTCATCAATAACTACATAATCACCAATGTTAAGTTGAGGAAGAACAATTTTATCATCCTTACCTGTAACAGTTGCACCAGCAGTAGTTCTAAAAGTATTTGTTGTGAAAACATCACCAACAAAAGTTCTTAAAAGTCTAGGATAAATTTTTCCATCAGACATATCTTTTGCTAACATAGCAAAGTCCTTATGATTTTGGTATCTTTCATCATATAACTTTTCTTCGTTATAAACCATAAACCATTCTTTGCCATCACTTGCTGTACCAACCCATGCTTTACCATTTGCGTAATCATATTTTAAAAACTGTCCATTCTCAAGCTGTGCAATTGACTTACCTTCAGCATCAAGAGCAGGAAGTTGAGCATAGATTTGACCATTATGGGGAGCAGCCATGTGCTGACGTTCTACTTGTCCATAGCCTATTCTTTGTAATTCTACAGCCATATTAAGTATCCTCCTAATTAATATCTATTCATTGCAGATTCAACCGCCTTAACCCATTCAGGAACTGTTGAATCCTCAGTTGCCTTAATATCAAAAGTAGTAACAGGATTTTCATCCTCTTCTACTGTTGATTCTTCATTTTCAGAAGAAGTATCTAAATTAAAATTGACCTTCTTTTCAAAGCAAATTACTGCTAATTTAGATTTAATATCTTCTAATGAATATTCACTCTTATGTTCAATAACATCCTTCTTATCTTCATCAGAAAGCATATAGAAATCTTTAATAAGGTCGTCCTTTTCTTTGTCCTCTATTTTTTTCTTGAAAGTTCTTAGTTCTTCAACTTCTTCCTTCAAAGAAGCATAACTAGATTGCAACTCATTATATTCCTGTTCAAGGACAGTGAATTTCTTCTTCTTATCTTCTTCATCATCTTTCTTTTCTTCATCAGCAGAGTCGTCATCTGAACCAGAAGCACCTCCGCCATTGTCTTCATCCTTCTTATCATCCTCATTTTCAGAAGGATTTTCTTTTTCTTTTTTGTCCTCTTCATCATCCTTTTTAAATTCTGAAGTAGGCGCTTGCTCACTAGATGAAGACTCATTCTCATTAACTTGATTCTCAGTAAATTCTGTTGTTACTTCAGGTTCTACAGTAGTAACAGTTTCATTTACTGAAGCTTCAGCTACTTTTGCCATAGTATTGCCTCCTTCTAAAGCATACTTTAATTCTTCCATCATAGTGAACAGAGTATGCTTAAAATTATCATCAAGAGAAAAGGTTGTACTAACCTCTGGAGCAGTTACACCACTACCCTAGAAACAAGGTTCAACCTCATCTCCTAAAATACAGAGTTTCTCAAATATTGCGTCATTAATTATAAAAAATTCCATATTATTATTTGGGTTTGTTGCCCAATGTCCTTTTAAACTTTTTTCATCTAATTCCATTGAATGAGGTTTTCCATCATCTTCAAAAACTTTTTTAGCTTCTTCAAATTGACCTTCCCACAAATATCCAGTAGTCATTAGATAAGTTCTAATTATGGGATTTCCAAAATCATCTTCCTCTTCAAAATCTTTAAACCAGACTTTCGCATCTGGGGCTACAAATCCATATGGCTTAGTGTTATTTTTAAAATGAACACCATCCCCATCAATTGTTATTTCTTCTCCATGATCTGTAAAATCCTCTTTATCTGGTTTATAATACCCAACAATAGGAGCACCTCTAAGAGTTTTTGCCATCTAGGTAGCAACCTATTTAGAAATAAAACTCTTATTACGGTTTTGTCCAATATAAAAAACTTTAATTTCACATGCGGACATTAAGGGATTAATATCAAGAGGAGTAAGATTGATGAACTCTGGACTTTTTATTGTCGCTACACTTTTATGCGCTAAACTCATATTTTACCCCCTTACATACTTTCTCTATTCTGTAATGTTTTTTCACTTTTTTGATTATCCTATTTCTAAGGGCGGCCGGCCCCTTCTCCAGATTGACCTGGAGTATTTCCTGCTTGACCTGAGCCTCCGCGTGAAGCCGCAGACCGCGCCTGCAAAGCTTCAGCGTTCATTGTATTAGAAGTAAGCGGAGGAACAAATACACGGACAAGATCTAATATATCATTTTCAAAGTACGCATTAGCTAATACTGAACTTTGAGTTTGTCCAAGTGCCACCTGAGGTAACATTTTATTATATCCCATTTGCGCCTGTTCTTTATACAATTTTGCTAAATCTTTATAATTATAGATAGTAGTTGTTAAAAACTGTGCTTGATAATAACACTTCTTTGGAGATTTGTTAAATTGCTCAAGCATCAAATTTAAAAACGACTCAAACTGTACTAAAAGATTATACATAGATGCTTCATCATTAAGAATAGAGTTATTTAAAGCAGTATTATTATCACTATTAAATTGTTGCTGTGAAACACCAGCTTCATTATAAACTCCTCTTTCTACTTTTGCTAATTCATCTACAGTAGTTGTAGTACCTCGATCTGACATATCAGCGACATCAACGTCCGCAAAAGTAGTTAAAACATCTACTCCTATTGCTCTTGTAAGCATCTTAACTGCATTATTATGAAATTCTCCAACTTCATCAATGTCAAATACTAAATCACCATTTTTATCTAATGGCATTTTTTGAATAATAATTTTCATTAACTTTTGAGCCATTTTCTTTCTATCTAAATCTTTAGCATTATCTAAGTCGATAATAGCAGGGATAACAGAAATAAAAGCTGGATAATCCTAATCATTAAGATTAAATTTAATTGTACTCTTAGGGTCTAATAAATACCATCCTGGAGTATCACCAGGAAAAGTTGGCATTAATTTACCTTTACGATATAAATTATATCCCTTTTTAAACTCTGGCGGGAACAATTTTAAAATTGCTTGCCGCTGTCTCTCATCATGGAAATGATCATCAAAATAGTGCATATTAAACTAAACAACTGGTCTATTGTCAACCTTATAACGAGTACGACAGTATCTAATAGGCAACTCTTGAATAGTCATTTTATTTGGTCTAGGAATTAAATATCCATAGTAACAACCATGTCTAATGACTTTTAGAGCAACTTCACCACAAAATCTTTTTACCTAAAATGCTTCAAAATATTTTAATACTTTAAAGAAATTAGCAAATTGCTTTTTGCGGGCTTTATTATCTGCCTAAGTCTAGCCTGCCCCGACGTCACCCAGGCCGCTATCCTGATCAAGTAAACCTTCACAATTTTCAATATATGGAGTAATAAACCAATCATATTTATATAAATATGCCATATATCTACATAATCTAGCATAGATACCACTAGTCTTATAAAAGAAATTAGAAATCTATCTCATTCTTTCTATATCACCAGTATTAATTGCCATTAATACTTCTTTTTTATCACCAAGAATAGGATTGATTCTTTTATATTCTCCAATATTTAAAATTGCATCTTCAAGTGTTTTAGCTCCAACTCTTATTTTTGAATAATCTAATCTCCCATTGCCGGTGCCTTCTAGCATTAAATTTTGTTTTCTTATTTCTGCTGCTCTATTTATCAAAGAAGTCACCTTAACCTTTCATCAAAAAATATCCGCTTTTTCCATAATGTAATCATATGTAATTAAATTCTCGTCCCAATACGGAATTAAGATTAATTTAATCCCATGCTTCTTACAATACTAACGTTTCTGCATATCATAATACTGTTGCTTATTTAGCCCAGAAACACCGCCAAAGATACTTTTTGCTTTATAATGTTGGATTCCTTGATACTAAATCAAAAATTCCAATTCATCATCATCATCAAAGACAGCGAAGTCAAACCTTAAGGCATGACCTCCCTGCCCTATTAAGTCAGGAAAACTATACTCTTCTTTAAAGTTAAGACCCGCATTTGACAAAATTTCTTCTATCTTTATTTCTGCTCGTGAACTTCTCATAAAAATATAATTTCTCCTTTCTGTTTTACATTTATATTTAAAAAAATAATATTTTTTCTTTTTAAAAAATGTCCTCAAGAAAATAAGAGAAGTTTACTAATATCTCTTCCCTTTCTCTTTTTTCTTCTATCTTCCTCTTGTTTAATATAATATAATCCATAAACAAAAGCAGAGAATTTATCCTTTTTAATACCTCTATTCTCTTGTTTTAAAATGATATTAACACCTTCATTATCTTCAACAAGATTCAACATTTGCTATCTTAAAACGGTAGTAAGAACAAAAGGTTTCAAATATTCATTTCTCTTATCAGGTGTCATATTTTGGCCCTGCTTCGTTTCCATTAACTTAGCCTTTGCTTCAGCCTCATCTATTAAAAATTTTATTTTACCACTCGACATTTGAGTTTGAGCAAATGAATATGCCTATGTATTAATAGGAGCATTAGCTTTGATTTGAAAGATAGCATCTTTCTAAACATCATTTACACCTTTAAAATATTTTTTATAAACACCCTAGTCATCATTCTAAATTCCAAAAGGCGGAAGATACTAACCATCTGGTGTTTCTTGTGCTTTTACCATAAAGTCTAAAAGACCAATACCAAGTCCATTAGTATCTAATGCAATTGACCTAGCTTTATATTTATAATATAATTGTTTTATATTTATAGCTTGCTATTCAAAATGCTACGCGTCATAAGTATATATATTAACAAGAGACTTCAAAGCAACTCCCTGAGGTTGCGGCGTCACCTTAAAAATACAGGCCTAGGTTGTACATCCAATACGGCCTACGTCGACTCCAATGACATAGTAAGCATTTTTACTGGTACGGCCGCTATATTCGTACTACGGTTGTCTAAGTGTTCGATATTTATCGAATTTCTAAGCAGAGAAGAACGCATTTTCTGCATCTCCTGACCATATACTTCTATACTATCTATCAAATGAATCTTCATTAAAAGTACCAGCCATTTTTAACTGCTATACAAAGTCTTCATTTAATAATCCCTCAATAATAGGAGTTTCATAAGTTCCTCCCATTATCATAACTTCATCAGGCTATATTAAACTTCTAATTAAAAGTTCTATTAGTTTATCATATGCAAACGAGTTTTTCCACCCCGCAGTTGTTATATAAATTTGTGATTTATTAATAATCTATTCTTTATGTCGTGTACCATCTGGTAATAATCTATCTACGTTCGTAGTAGGGATAATGATTTCGTTTAAAGCTGTTTGATCAATTAAGACACATTCTTCCATTAATCCACCAGTACGTCTTTGTCCTCTACTACTTTCTTTTGCTGCTAAAATATTTATAACAGAACCATTTTTAAATACATAATTAACATCGTCTTTAGATTTTTTAGAAACACCACGATTCCAGTTAATCTAATTACTTAAAGCTGGTATTAATTTACATATTTCTTCTATTTTTGCTACCGTAATAGATGCCGCCTGCTATTTACCGCCAGTGGTGACAAATAATTGTGCTCCAGGATATAATATACATCTTAACATTAATGCCATCATTGACAAGAATGATTTAGAGTAAGCACGCGGAAACGTTGCATAAACGTATCGGTGCCGCATAACTATTCTAAGGAAAACTCTTTGATAGAAATAAAAATGAAAGGTACTATCTGGTCCTTTCATATAATCTACCAAAAGGTCAGGATATTTTCTAAAAAAGCTAATTAAATATCTTAGATTATCTAATTGATCAAGGAGTCTTTCTTCAGATAAACCTTGTTTCTTAGTATCATGCTAAATATATTGATCTAAAATATTACTAAGACTCATTATCATCCTCTCCCTTCATCTCTTTTTCTGTTTCTGCTTTTTCATTATAAAGAAAATCTTTATAGTCTAAAATATCTTTATCAGTAATTGTATAATAATCCTAACCTCTCTTCTTAGCTTCTTCTCGGTCTTTCTTTCTAGCAGCAGCCGCCCGTGCCTCTTTGATATAATCTTCGATTTGTCTAGCAAGAGCTTTATCTTCATAAATTAAAGATCTATTATAACCCTTCATATCATTTATAACTTTATCAACTATATCATGAGGAGCTTTTACCTAAAATTCAGGTATCATATGTCCATGTTTCTAACAAAAGGCAACTAACTAACCAACCGAGTCTATAAACTAAGTATCTTCTTCTTTCTTTTGTGCGGCCGTTACTTTCATAGACTTACGTAACTGATCATAAACACGGGATAATTTTTGATAACTTTCAACATCTCCTATGTCAATTGCTTCATCCATTTTTAAATATGTTTTACAGATAAACATTAATGTATTTTTACTATCTGCATCTTGAATATCAAACGAATTCATCATCTAAGTATATTTAGTTTCAAGCAGTAACCATTGACTAGGTTTGTAATTTCTCCCCCATTTCATCGCCAAATATTGTTTATCTTCTTTTGTTAATTCAGCCGCGGGATCGGGTAAATCTTCTTCCGATAAAAAATACTCCTATCTAAAGGCGTTATCTTTACCAACCGGATCCTCTTCCTAACCTGCCGGCCGCATCATATACTAATGCTATTTTTGAAAACTAGAAGAAACTAAAGTCCTATATTGTGACTAAGTAATCTAACCTTTTTCAAAATCTTCTTTTAATTTCTATTCTAGTTGCTTTTGTTGCTCTTCTTTAAACTATTTATTAAGATTAGCTTCCTCCTGTGCTTCCGCACTCGTTGCCCAATTATATTTTTTCCATTGATTTAATCTCATCTTGGAAAAATATTTTCCGACAACACTCATTCCATTCATTTTTCTACCTTTTTTGGCATACTATTTCTATCTAATAGCGTTCCATTCACTAGGTACCCAAGGAAGATCTGCCTATTCTATTATCCATAAAAAAGTATCTTCATTATAATTGTCAACATGCATAGTTAAACACTATTTGCACATGTCAAATTTGTCACCATTTTTTTTTGAATAAAATTTTAAATCTTCCATTACTCGCTAACATTTACTACATTTCTTTTTCGCCATATCTCCTCCTTTACTACAACTCCATTTTCAATTTCTCTGTATTTTATAATTTCTGGTTTAGGAGTTATGCGTTTCTTTTTATTTCTGCACTATTTGCAGATTGAATAAAATCCATCTTTACTGGAATTATTTTTAGAAAAGAATTTATTATGTGCTAATTTTACTTTTCCACATCGAGAGCATTTTTTCCATTTTCCTTTTTCTTTTTCTAAATAATACCAATATAAAAAATCAATTTCGGCCTGTTCTGCAATTAATTTTGGAATTTTATTTCGCCAAAGAGAAGAAATATATTCAACTGAATGTTTTATTCCATGTTCTTCTTCTAATAGTTTTTGAATTTCTAAATTAGATTTTCCATCTATTTTATATATCAATAAACTATAATAAAGAGGATATTTTTCTTTTAAAGCTTTGTCCACTAATTCATCTAAAACTTCCATCATATAATATCCATCAGTATAAAATTTTCCATAACAATCTTCTTTTAATCGGGAGTAATTTCTCAATAGAGCAGAGATATGTTTAGGATTTATAAAAGATATTAAACTCTTATCTTTTATTTTTCCATCTGGAGATATAGAAATGTTATCATCAAAACTCATTGAACTGAAATTTTTTACGGCATTAAGACAAAAGATCGGTTGTTTATAAGAAGTTTTAATAACATACTGATCTTGCCGCATCTAAATAATTTGTTTTTTAAGAAGATATTTACGTTTACCACGAGCCGTTTTCTAAAGTTTCTAAACCTGTTCAATCGCTGCACGTAGTTCTCGTAAAGCAGGAATCTCCGCCAAATCTTCTTCTGTAATTGAAATTTTTGGAGTAAAAATGATGTTCTTATCTTCTGTAAATAAGTTATATACTCCATCTTCTCCATTTTCAAATTTTCCTACTAGTCCCTAAAATGAAGTCTACCGTTTATTTATTGTTATCATTCTATTTTCAGTATTAATAGACTCTTGTTTTTTTCTCTATTCTTTCGTTTTTGCAAATATAATATAATCCGCTAATATTTCTAAGTATCTATTCGTTAACTTCTAGGGAGGTAAGGATTCTACAATCTTTTTTACTAATTCATTACGTTCCACTGGTGACTAGATAGTATAATCTAATTTTAACTCCTATGTATCTACAGCGTCATCTTCAGTAGGAATAACGTTACCTTCTTTTTCTTGCATTATAGGAACTCCTTTCTCTCATCCTTATATCTTATTATATCAAAAAAATTTTTGGTTGTCAAGTTTCGTCCTAATGAGTAAATAATTTGATTTTTCAAAAAATAAATGATATAATTTTTTCATAAAGTAAAAAAGGAGAAAGATAAAAATGTATACTGGTCGTACTTTATATTTCTGGGGAATCCCTGTTAAAGAAATTACAAAAGACGTAAAAGACGGAAAATTTATTTTAAAAACTCGAGGCAATATAAATAATGATGTAAAAGCTCAAACTGTAATTGTTTATGGAAATGTAACAGGTCCTATAAAAGCAGAACAAGTTGTAATTATTAATGGTAATGCTACTGGTAATATTAAAGCCAACACAGTTACTAAATTAGAATCAAAAGAAAAGAAAACATGTGAATCTTGTAAATATTATACAGAAGAAGATTGTCTTCCAGGTCTTTCTCGTTGTGAAGAAAAAATGGCTGTCTTTTTTAAAGAAGATATGAAAATTTGTGATTCATATCAAAAGAAAGAAAATCCTGCAAAATAGGTTTTTTCACCTATTTTACCAACGAAAAAATCTTCAATTAAAGATATAAAAAGAGTTCCTCCAATATTTCAGTACTATTAATGCGGGAACCAGGTTAATCCTGATTAAACTAGATAAATCGTCGTATAACCGACTTCCGCATTTATTTGATTTTTTTAAAAAATTAATTTATAATATATATAATATAAAAAAAAGAAAGGAAATAATTTCATGGATACTAATACATTTTTTAATGGTATGTTTGGAAAAGTTCAGCCAGGTCTTGTTAGACTTGATATAAATGGTAATATTGCAGTTCATACTTCTAATGGATATAAAGCATATTCTATTAAATCTGGGCGTCTTATTAATTGTGATAATTTTGTTTTTAATATTGGTGAAGAGTTTTTCTTCATTATTCCTACTAATAGAGTAGTAAAAGGAGATATTATTCTTGCTAGCGGTAAGAATGGGAAAAGAACTCCTAAATGTGTTATTGATGTAAATCCCACTTATATTACAGTCATTAATTATGAAGATTCGGTTGTTGAACAGATTCTTCCAGAAAGACATGCTTTTATGGGTAGTGCATTTTTCTATGGAAAGATTGTTTCTATGATGAATTTCGGTAAGACAGACGGAAAAATCAATATGAAGAATATGATGAAATTTAAAATGATGTCTGAGATGATGAGTGGTAATAAGACAAATCCTATAGGTGGAAATGACCTAATGAGCACTATGTTCATGATGTCTATGTTTAATGGAAAAGATAATGATTTTACAGACATGTTCAATTTTGATGAAATGTTTGATTTTGATGATAAAGACCCTAACAAACCAGTTGAAGTAGAAGTTGTAGAAGTTGAACCGAAAGGAGATAACTAATGGGAAGCGGGAATTGGGATAAAGATGATTTTGTAAGCTATTCTTGTAGTACAGGTAAATCTGTCAATTTTGCCACAGGAGATGTTACTTCTAATAGAGTGCAGGATTTTTATAAACAGAAAGGTATGCATCCAACTTTGGATCCATATAATGTAATTCGTGAGTGTTGTGATGGCGAAGACCATCCCGCAACTATTCCTGTTATTCTCGCCCTTGATGTGACAGGAAGTATGGGTTCCGCATGTGTTAGAACTGCTCAAAAACTTAATGAAATTATGACAACTCTCTATAATGAAATTCCTGACGTTGAATTTATGGTCATGGGAATTGGAGATTTAGCTTATGATAATTGTCCTATTCAGGCTTCTCAGTTTGAATCTGATGTAAGGATTGCTGAAGCCATGGACCGCGTTTATATGGAACATGGTGGTGGAGGGAATGGTTATGAATCTTACACAGCAGCCTGGTATTTTGGACTTCATAACACTAAACTAGATTGCTGGGGCAGAGGTAAAAAGGGTATTATTATTACTATGGGTGATGAACCTTTGAATCCTTATCTTCCTCGTTTAGAACTTAATGAGGTTTTAGGTAGTAAAGCCCAGGCTAATGTTGAAACCAAAGACCTTTATAAGGAAGTTTTAGATAAGTTTGATATATATCATCTAGCAATTAATGACTCTGATAGTTCTTATGGCTGGTATAGAAAATATATTGAAAATACATGGGGTGAATTGCTGGGAGATAACTATAAGGCTGTTACTCTAAATGAATTGCCTCAGGCTATTGTAGCTTGTATTACAAACAGTAGAGATAGTGAAATGCCTATTGACAATAGTTGGTTAGAAACTCCTGTAGAAACAAAAGAAGAGAAAGTAGATAACGTTATTTCTTGGTGATAATATATGGAAATTAAAATTATTATTGGTGCTAATTATGGTGATGAAGGAAAGGGCCTGGCCGCAGATTATTTTGCTGGCCAGGCTAAAGGTGAGACTTTAGGAGTCTTGACTAATGGAACTGCACAGCGCGGTCATACCGTCACATTGACTGACGGCCGCACCCATGTGTTCCATCATTTTAGCTCTGGGACATTCCAGGGTGCTGATACTTACATTTGCAAAAATTTTACAGTAAATCCAATGATTTTTATAAAAGAGCTTGAAGAGTTAATGTTTAAATTTGACCACTTTTATGTTCACCCAGAATGTAAAGTAGTAACTCCTTTTGATATGCTAAGGAATTTACAAGAGAGAAAAATAAGCGGATTACATAATACTTGCGGAGCAGGGTATTGGAATACATTAGAGAGGTATAATAGTGATATTGAGCCTCTTACTTTTGGTGAAATTATAAAAATGGATCCAATCCAATTAGAATATTCTTTAAATCAGATTTATAAGTATCATTTTACTGAATACAGCCCACTTTTAACAGACATAGATATAAAAGGTCTTATTCAACATTTTATAGATGATATTACTGTAATGGCAAGATGGGTTGAAATTGCTAATGATAGTATTTTAAGTAAATATGATACTATTATTTTTGAAAACGGTCAAGGTCTTTTGATTGGACAACAAAATTCTTATGCCAATTGGGATTTTTGTACTCCTTCTGATACAGGCGTTTATATTCCTATGAGGATAATTGAAAACAATCACCTTCTTGCACATGATATTGAAGTTTGTTATGTTTCTAGAACCTATTTAACACGACATGGCGATGGTCCACTTGATCGTATGTGTAGTTCTCAAGAAATAAACCCAGAAATTTATGATTTCACAAATATCCCAAATATAAATCAAGGAACACTTCGTTATGGGAAATTAGATACACAAGAGCTAAGAAAGAGAATAGATGCGGACTTTGGTCAAACTGCACTTAAGACTAGACACTATACTAAATCTATTATGCTAACCCATTGTAATGAATATGAGCTAGACTCTCTTGATGATTTAAGCGACGGCCGCATTTATATTTCTAAGGGGAAGACTAGAGAACAGGTAGAGGAAAATAAATGAAAGATGCTTTAGAACTAATAGGAATAATAATTGTAGCTGGTTTCATTGTTACATATTTGTTATGGAGAGTAGACAGGGAGAAGGATACTCCTCGTATTTCATTTAAATTATTTAAAGAAATGTATCAACTTAATCCTGAGAAGTGGTCAATGTATGAAAACTATCTTTATGTTAATTATGATGATGATACTTCTCATCGAGTAGATTTTAATAGTTTCATTGATCGGTTGAGATATGGAAGATTTAGAATAAAAGTAAGAGAGAATGAGAATAAACAGGCTCAGTATAATGCAGAAGTAGAGTTGGTAAAAGAATTACAAAAAGAAATTGACAAATATCAAAAAGAAAATATAAAAGAGGTTAGAAGGAGTATAGAGGAATATGAAACTAACTAGAGAAGAGGCACTGAAGTATCATCGTCAGATGTGGACGGATATGCAGAAAGAACTGGGTGATAAGCCAAACGGTGGTCAGCGAGTGTTATTTAAGACAAAGTGGTGTGATGAGCATTTTCCAGGTGAAAAGATAGATAATAATTGTTTTCTTTGTGAGTATTTAGCGCAGAATGATTATAACGGATATAAGGGAAGTTGCCATAGAGGACGAGAGTGTCTGCTTATTTGGCCTTACGGTGGTTGTACTGCGCGCAATTATTATTATGATGCTTCTATTTCAGAGATTCTTGCTCTGCCGGAAAGGGAGGTGGCGGAATGATTTATTTTATACTTATTTTATTATGTGTATGTATTGCTCTAATTATTAGTATGTGGTTATGTGTGAGTGGGCAAATGATTAGTATGAAAGAAGAATTATCTGATATTAAGTTAACAGTTAATTATACTAGTGATGCTGTAAGGGATCATTATGTTTGGCTTAGGGATCATATTGATGACGTAAATAAGCATCTCACAACTGAAATTGCTTGTTTAGCTACTAAAAATAATGAGGACATTAAGCGAGTTAAAGAAGGATTTCAAAAATATGATGTTTTTAAATTTGGCGATGTTACATATTTTATCTATGAAGTCGAGAAATTTGATGATGGAAAAATCATTTACAGATGTCAAAGCAATGAAGGTATTGGATGTTCTTTTTCTAATTATGAAATGAATTATGCAAAGTTTATTAGATCAGCTTCTCCATGGTTGAAAGAAGAAAAAGAAGATTGATAATGGCAGAAATAAGATATTCGATATGTTATTATACGAAATTGTGATAGGATAGATATAGAGGGGTGATGGAATGAGAGTAATTGACGCGGATGCATTAACAAAACAAATTGCAATTACAATAGAAGATTCATGTATGAATGGATTGTGGAAACAAGGTATGAATTATGCACTTGGTTTAGTTAAAGTACAACCCACCATTCAGCCTGAAATTATGCGGTGTGGTGATGGATGTAAATTTTGGGACAAACATGCAGGCGAGCAAAAGGGGATGTGTTACATTTTAAGACAATGTACATCTGACAATTTTTATTGTGGTAATGCTAAAAGAAGAGAGGGGTGATAGAATGAGTTATATTGTACCAGGGGATAAACCAAAGGAATGTTATAAGTGTCCATTTATGGATAAGATTACATATGATTGTAAACTGATGTATAGTAATGATTATCCTGACTTTGAGAGTCAGTATAAAGATTGTCCATTGGTTGAGATTTCGTTTGGGGAAGAACAAATGGAGGCAGTTAATGAGCAACTTAAAGAGAGATAATATTTTTGAAAAGACATATGAAGAGGTAGTAGAATGAGCGAGTATATCATAGATATTCCTGATGGAGTTGAATGGGGAGTTGTAACTTGTAGAACTGAGGATGGATTCTATACCAGAGATTTTGATTCTCTTGAAGAACTTAATTCTAATTACATCAATGAAAACTTTGGAGATCTGCAAGACACGGCATATCAGAAAGGACTAGAAGAAGGTAAAATACAGTCTGAACGTGGGTGTGAAGGATGTGAGTATGAAGGTAAAATAGGCGAGCACCTGCCTTGTGATTATTG